CAACTTGAAAGTGGGGATTGGTTTCAGGGTTCCTGGTACTGGCCCTATTGGTCGGGCGCTTCGGGTCGCTGATCCGATCACGAATGCGATTAACAAAGTTACTCGCAAGGGTGTAAGCGCTCCTGTTGGTATTCGGGTGATGACTTCTGAAACTCCGATTATTGGCAAGATTGCGATGAGTTTGCCTCGTGGTGTGCGTCGGGCTGTGAATCGTGCTGGGCTTTCTAAGGCTGGTAAGGCTTTGGTTGGTGGACGCATGAACGCTTTGAAACGGACGTTGCGTGAAACTAATGATGCGGTACTGATTCAGCAGGGTAAACGTGCGATTCATGCAGTAGCTCGGGGTACTTCTATTGGTCGTAGAGCCAAGCCTGTGATGATGAGTCTTGTTAATGACTTGGCTAAAACGATTGATGCTGTTGGGGCTGACCCCACAACTGTGTATCACGCTTTGGGTGGAGATCTTGACGCACAGGCAGTACTCAATAAGATTGATCCCGATTTGTTGCCTGAAGCTCAAAGGGTTGTTGCGGCTCTGCGGGATGAAGCAAACAAACTTGGTGGCCGAGAGTTTCTTGCTGACACAGAAAACTATGTTCCTCGTCAATTAACTGATGAAGCATTAGATGGTAAAAGATCTCAGCGAGAGTTAATTGAAGAAGCGTTAGAAGGCAGCGGAAGATACAACAAACGGGTTCACAAACGTAAGGGTGAAACATATACGCCTACAGGCCCCGAGATGCGCCGAGGGTATGTCGATAGTGAAGACTTTGCGAAAGCGGCAGAAGCTAAAGCGGCTACTGACAAGATTTCGGTAGAAGAAGCTGCTGACATTTTAAGGAAAGACGGCACTCTCACTGACCATTTCTTTGGTGAGCAACTGTATAAGCCTGGTTCCACTGTTGATGGCGAAGTTATGGGGTCCGTTGAGGGTCAGATAGCTGCGATTATTGAACGTAACGGTGGCGACTATTCGCTGTTCGTTGATGACATCAACGTGGCTCTTAAGGGTTGGGTGGATCAGGTTTCTCCTCGTGTTGGTGAGGTGGCAACTGAGACTATCTTGACGCAGGACGGCATCATTATTCAGCGTTTGGCTGAGTATGCGAAGTTCCCTTCTGCTGCTGCGGTGATGGCGTCGAAGAAGTTGAATAGGGTTGAGGAAGTGTTCGCTGCTGCGACAGCAAAAGTTATTGAGCGGGCACACAAGTTCCAACATGCTGTTGGGGAGGAGAAGGCGTTAGCGAAGCAGGCGTTGGAGCAGGCGCAGAGAAATGCTGATCTTGCTGAAGATGCTGTCGATGCCGCTGTTCGTGAAGAGGCAGAAATCTTTTCTCGTCAATCTGGATTGCAGCAAGAGATTATGGGCGGGGACGCCGAGTTGGACGACATTCAACGGGTGTTGGATGAGGTCGAAGGAAAGATCCCTGAGTCCGAAGGTGAAGAGCTTATTCGGTTGGAGGCTGAACGTCAGGATCTTGTTCGTAAGTTAGATCGGGTGGCGTCGAATCCGAAACGGATTCGGTATGCCTATGAAACTATTGCGTCTGGTACGGCACGCAAGATTCATATCGAACAGCAGCTTCGTTCTATCTTTGGTAGTGGCGAAAACTTTGATGAGTTTCAGCGGGTGATGTCTCCTTATGATGCGTCGGTTCCTGAAGAATTTCCAATGGAGATTGCGCTTCCTGATGGAAGCGTACTTAATGAGCAGCAGATTCAAGATGCTATGGGTCGCCTAGAAGAAGTCTTGGATATGGAAGATGCTTCTGGTGTTGGCCTGTGGATGGGTGTCGAACGAGATATCGACATTCTGAATCTAGGGAACCAAGCCAATAATCCAGCTAATAAGGCCGCTTACATGCTGGACAAGATCAACACTGAACTTGATGATGCTGTAGGCGTCGCTCAACGATACATGGATGTCACTGGTGAAGAGGTTGTTCTGCCTACTCCTGAGGCTGTTATGGAGGCACAGGAAACTATTGCGACTGTGACGGGTGAGTTTGACCAGGCTGTGCAGGCTGGCTGGGTTTTGCCTGGGGAGTTGACTGAGTATTTGACGAGTAACCCTGAGGTTGCTCAGGCGTTAAGAACTTATTATGCGTCTGGTGATTTGCCGAGTCCTACTTATTTGCCTGATATGGGTGCTTTGGATGGGATAGAGCAGCAGGTTGGGGCGAAGATTGCTGGGCGTTTGAACGAGTTGGGTGATGAGATTGGTGCTCGTGGTTCTCAGTTGAATTTGTCGTATGTAGATGGCAACGGCAAGGAACAGGTTTTGACTGTTCGGGATTACGTGTATTTGCGTCAGATGCGTAATGCGATTGAGGCGCAGAAGAATACTGCGCAGTTGCCTGTGGGGTTTTCTCGTCCTGGGATTGACGAACTAGATGTTGATTGGGCATCTCAGGCTGGCACTAATCCTGGTGGTTTCGCTACAGATGCAAAGGGGAATGAGTATTACGTCAAACGGTACGACGAGGTTGTGGATGAAGGGGGTCCAGTTCCGAAATTAGATGAAGATGGGAATCCTGTTCCTTCGGTAGATCGTGCTGCTTCTGAGGTGTTAGCTAACGCTGTGTATCGTGAGCTTGGGTTTGGTGCTCCTAATTCGTATATGTCGGTTGGGCCTGGGGGTGAGGCTTATCATATTGCTCCTCTGATTGAGGATTTCCAAACTGCCCAACTGTTGCAGACGGCTGATTCTGCTGGGAATCTAAATCCAAACCTTGTTACTTGGGATAATGATATTTCTGATTTGTTTGTTTGGACTGACCCGAACACGGGCGCTCAACGAATGGGAAAAACTCCGCCTCCAAATGCGACTGTCTATCCGTTAAGTGAGGTCGTTGGTCAAGGATTCATGGCCGATGTGTTGCTTTCCAACTGGGATGCTATGGGCCTGGGAGCCGACAACATCGGCATAACACCTTGGAATTTGCAGGAGGCTTCTGTTGTTCGGATTGACAATGGTGCAGCTTTCTTTAATAGAGCGCAAGGGATTCCGAAGTCGGGAGTTGGTTGGGATTGGCGTGCTGTTTCTGAGCTAAATGATCCTGGGGTCTTTCAAACTGCGATGGTGGGGGGTATGCCTGACGCTGGGTTGCAAGCGCAACAGTTAGACCATCTCCTCATGTTGCGTGCCCGCTATGGGGGTTGGGAGGGCTTTGTTAAACGTCACGCCCCAGATTTGTCGGAAGATCAGATCCGACAGTTCTCCCAGTTCTTAGAAGTTCGTTCCGAAGTTTTAGCTGAAACTTTCAATAAACCATTCTTGGATGCTGGGTCTACGGATTTGCGTAAGTCTGCTTATTTCTCTCAAGGGTTTGGGGCTGACGATATTGACGAAGCATTTGACGGATTTGTTGGTGCTGCGGATGCGTATGGTCCGAAACAGCAGACAGCCCAGAAGGAGGGGTTTGCTGCTTGGATGACTGACGATGAGGAAACTCAAGCTATCGCACTTTTCTCATTGGGGTCACGGGTCGGTGGCGCAGAAGAAAAAATTGCAGACGCCATACGTTTGAATAACGTTTCTGCTGTATCGGTAGAAAGAGATTTAGAAGTTCTTACTGCTCTTGACACCTGGATAAACAGCGTCGGTGGGGAAATCGACGGCTTCCCAGCTTCCTATAAAGAAGTAGCTTTCAGAGATTTTGAGGGGCCTGATGGGGGACTGGAAGTAACGAAAGAATTGAGTTGGAGGGATCACGAAGATTTGTGGGGCACTGAAGTTCCCGACAATGTTTCTTACGGTGTTGTCATTCTTGATGAGAGAAACAATGTAGTGCTCAGAATGCCTACTGATGGGGCTGATGGGGAACCATTTGGTGGGGTGAAGTGGACGTTTCCGAAGGGTCGCCCTGATGGGGGTGAAACGCCTTGGGAGGTTGCTACTCGTGAAGCGTTTGAAGAAACAGCGCTAGATGTAGATATTGTTGCACCTTTGCCTGGGGAGTTTCAGGGGAGTACGGGATCGACATTCTATTTTGTTGGACGTATGCGTCCAGGGGCACAATTACCTAATGATGTCATGGGTGGGGTTGGCAGAGCGCCGTCGGTGGGTGGAGCGATGGCTCCAACTGCTGGTTCGTTAGCTGTTGGTAGAAATTTGGAGGCCGAGCAGCTTGCCAATGTCCAAATGGTATTGAACCATATGACCCGTGAGGGTGCCCCGAACGTTTGGAACGAATACGCACGGTTAGCTGAAGATAGTTGGGGCGACAAATGGGGCAAGAACATGACTCCTGGGAATGTTGCTTATGGTGCGGGTGGGGATGTTTACAAGTTGACTGCGAATGTTCCGCAGGGTGCCGAGAACATTAAGATTTATGGTTTACCTCCTCGGGAAGCTCAGTTGGCGGCGCAACTTAGTTTGCAAATGGGGTTGGAAACTAATCCTGGGAAGCTGACTTCGATAGCTGAACGGTTAGAGGCGGTGGTTAGCAGAGGCAAAAAAGAAATGGGTGTCGGCCACATCTCGGACCTTTCGCGTTATGGGATGGAAGGTTTAGCTCCCATGATGACCGATCAGTGGGCACGAGTCTTAGATCAAGATAGCGAGTTAGCTACAATTTTGATGGAGCGGATGATGCTAAATAAAGGCATTAAGCCGCAAACAGCAGAGGCGTTTGGTCTTGCTAAGCGTTTGGGTACGTTCAAATTAGTAGCTGATGAAGCTGTGGCTCCTGAAGTTGCGGTTTTAATTGACCGTTTAGCTTCGATGGAGACTGGTGAGCGATTGGACTTGGCTATCAACCTTGTTGAGATGGACCTCTCTCTTGAAGATCTATTAACTGAAGATGGTGCCTCTGAAGCGTTTGCCTTTTTGAAAGGGCTGGATTCAAGTACCTCCAATTATTTGGATAACCGTGCTGAGGCTCACCTGAGAGTAAGAGAGTGGGCCGTAGATGTTGATACTGCTTTTACGGATGCTCAAGAAGCTGCTGACGTTTATACGAAGCTGAACACCTCTGACTCGTACCGTGCGAAACCAGTGGAATTTCAGGCTTCGCAGGGTAGCGCAGAAGAACGGGTTGCCCGTTTGCACGCCCAATTCATTGATGTGTATAAGAGGACGTTAGCTAACGACGGTTACTCGATGGCTGCTTGGATGAATCGTGGGGATGTCTTTCCATCGACTATCCCTCATGGTCCGAATTTGGGTGGTTCACCCGCTAAGGCCCCTGTACCTAACATAATTGCGGTTAATCCCATGTCCTTTAGTTATGACTCGATGGCAGGGAACGTGAAGTTTGGAGATTTTGAAGCGTTTGCTGGTGCTCAAACAACCTCCGACTTTGTAGGCGCTCCTCAATACATGGAAGATTTTGAACGGATGATGGATGCTCAGATGGTGCCTTCACCTGAGCCTCTGAATCTGGAGGAAGATGCGTTAGAAGCGTTGGTTGCTCGGCAGAGTGAAGTGCTGGCTACTGTCGAAAGCACAAAAGCGGAGTACACAAATTCTGTGGCGCAGTTAAAATCTGCGGAACGTCGTTTAGAGGAGGCTGTGGTTGATGCTTCTGAGAAACAAGCTCACGCTGTTGTGCAGCGTCAGGTTGTTTCAGCATTAGCGGATCAAGAAAACACAGTCAATCGGGCGTTGGAAGCGTTGAATCGTTTGGGTATTGGTGAGGGTGTTTCCTTGGACGATATAGCTGACGACGATTTGATTGCGTTGAATCAAGCCACAAAGATTTTGATTCAGAGTGACGCAGATATGAATCGGTTGGCTTTCAGTGAGATTGAGGAAGGCGCTGACGGTTGGTTTGATTTGATTAGTAAGACTGCGGAGCAGCGTGCCGATATTCACCGTATCGGCAATAGGGAAACCATTTTGGATGATGCTTTTCATGCTGGGTGGAAACCTATGGGAACCATCTTCCAGGGGCCAGATCGAATAGTTGATTCGATGCAGGCGGCTGAACGGTTTGTTGCTCGTGGGGGTGCTAAATCGTTTTTCCGTAAGTACGACAAGTTGCATAACTTGTTGCGTGGCTACATGATTATGAAGCCTGGGTTCCACATGAGGAACTATTTCTCGGGTGTGTTTATGAATCATCTGGCTGGGATGGACTGGTCAAACTATCGCAGGTACATGCGGGCTTATTGGAAGTTCCAAGAGGAAGAAGCTGTTCGGTTGGGGATGCCCGATAAGGCAGCGAGAATGCGTAAGCAGATGCGTGCCCGTGGTATCGACCCGAGCAATGTAAGCGCTGAACATGTTCAGTATGTTCGTGAGTTAGCTGAGTCGGGCACCTTGGGGGGTGCTGGCGCTCAGGTTGCTACGGAGTTTGTGGATACTTCTTCTGGTGCTGCTGGTAAAGCCACCGTCAGGATTGGTGGAAAGAAAATCAATTTGTTGGCTGCCGCTAATCCAACGTCGTCACAAAACTTTTTGTTGAAGTTGTCTAAGAACACGGGTATGGCAACGGAAACGTTCTTGCGTGGGGCTTTGGGGTTTGACACTCTTTACAAGGGGTTGGCTCCTGACGAAGCGTTTGAGAACGTAATGAAATTCCATTTCGATTACGATGATCTGTCGGACTTTGAACGGAACGTCATTAAGAAAGTTGTTCCGTTCTATACGTGGACTCGTAAGAACATGCCGTTGATGATGGAGATGGCTGCTCGTCGGCCAGCGGTGTTCAACAAGTACAACTCGCTTAAGAAAGAAATGGAGTACGGGCAGGAACGTCCACAGATTGTTCCTCAATGGATGGAACGTCAGGGTGCTATTCAAACTCCGTGGAAGTATGAGGGGGAGAATATGTTTATTCTTCCTGATCTTCCGTTCAAAGCTCCGATGGAGCTTCTTGATCCGTCGCTCAGGTTCACTACAGACGAGTCAGTGATGGATCGCATACAGACGGCTTTGGGGACGTTAGGTACCCAGATCACTCCGTTGATCAAAGCTCCGTATGAGTGGAAAGCTAAACAGAATCTTTGGAAGGGCTACAACTTTGATGGGGGGTATGAGGTTGTTCCTCGTGCCTATGCCAAGGTTCCATTCTTGATGGACGCTTTGGCTTTGCCTGGGATTGCAGCAAAGAACAGCAAGGGTCAGTGGGCGATGAAGGATTATGAGCTTCACGCTATGGGTCAGTTGTTGCCTACGTTGACTGATTTGCGGCGGTTGTTCCCTGATGAGGAGCGCTATCAGGAGCGGTCGGTGTCTACGTGGATTTCGTTTGTGTTTGGTGCGGGTCTGAGAACTAACACTAAATGGGAGCAGGATATGGAACGTAGATCTCGTGCGTATGAGATGCGTGATGAGATGAAACAAGAACGCTCATTGTCGGGGGCACGGCTGTAGGGACGAACTACCCTATGGGTATGCAGTTCATTTCTCGATCTGAATGGGGAGCTATTGACTCTGGTAAGGGGTTGAGTAACTTTCGCCGTGTACCTGTGGGAATTGTCGTTCATCACACAACGGGTTCTGCGTCCTCTCCATGGGATCGCATCCGTCAACACGACAAATATCACGTAAAGACTCGTGGATGGAACTCGATTGCTTACAACTGGCTGGTGTCTGGTGAGACTGGCGAGATTTTTGAGGGTCGCGGTTGGAAGCAGGGTGCAGCTACGAAAGGGCAGAACTCTACTACTACTTCTATTTCCTATATTGGTTCAGGTGATGATCTAACCGAGAAGGGGAAGGAGGCGATCCTTACCGTCATAGAGGCAATGCGGGAACAGTATGGCGACCACTTGTGGGTCAAATGTCATAGAGATTTCGGCACCACATATTGCCCTGGGGACGGTTTAGCTACCTGGATTAAGTCGGGTATGCCGATGACGGATTCGTCTACTTCCCTGGATTGGGATGTGAGGTTGGAGGAGATGGAGTCTTTGGGGGTGGACTTCCGTCGTGAGCCTTTGCGTCGTGGATCTAAGGGTAAGAATGTGGCTGTTTTGCAGGCACGTTTGAATGAACGCATTAACGCACAACTTGTAGTTGATGGCGTGTTTGGCAAGTTAAGTGAGTCCGCTGTTCGCGAGTTTCAGTCTCATTATCCGATTCGTGTTGACGGTCGGGTGGGTCCTGTTACTTGGCGCTACTTGTGGACCGTTTAAGGAGATATTTTGTTTAATCTAAGTTTTTTGCGTGACACTTTTGAGCGTGGGTTTGCCACGTTCTGTCAAGGTTTTGTAGGCGCTATGGCTATCCCTGGTCCTGATTGGAGTGACTCCCTAAAGATTGGTGCGGTTGCTGCTGCCATTGCTATTGGTAAAGCTATTGCTGCGACTCGTGTCGGGGATTCCCGCTCTGCTTCTTTGGTTGAATGACCGTGGAGGCCGACCCTGAAGAAACTAAGTGGAGTGAGTGGTCGGAGGAGTACGGGTATGTTGCATCAGAGATCTATAAAGAGATAAAAAATAATTCTCATTTATTGGATGTCGCTGACGGGAATCATGCCAAATGGCATGATGACTCGTTGGCGGTGATGATGGTGTTGCCGTTTGAGCACGCTATGGCGTTCTCTGCTGAGTCGTTAATGAACGATTTTGAGAACAGTCCGTTGCATAGTCATGTGTTTGCTATCATCACTGGTCTAATTCTTGCTTCTGCTGATGCAATGGATGAGTCAGATTATGAACCAGATGAGTAGGAACAGTAAGTATTCTCTAATCACGGGGTGATTCTCTAACGTGCGTTTGAGTTTCCTGAGGATGTAGTCACGTTTACGTGCCACTGTTGTTTTGGGGATGTTGAGCATTCGCCCTACTTCCCGAAGGCTGCGCCGTTCGTACAGGAGAGCGTTCAGTAACCAGATCTCCCACTCATCTAGCTCATCAAAGGCGTCTAGTACAGCGTCTTGTAGCTGTATGCGTTCTTCTTGTGATTCTTGGAGGGCTGCGTGCGGTTCCGCTTCTTGAAGTATTTCTATTTCAGTTTGTTTTTGGTGGGGTTTGCCTTGTGCCCAGCCTCTCCAAGCCAGGTCAAGAGGATCAAAGGGAAATTCCTTCTTGACCATACCCCCATGCTATGTCTGCTGGGATTGCGTAGTATTCCTTACCCTCTGGGAAATATTTTATTTGGGATTGAAGGCAAAGATCCCGAATTGTGTGGAATTTGAGGAACGTATGCCGATCAAACATGGAATCGTAAACAAAAAGTAATACTTCCATTTGTTGATGCCACCAAGACAGAGCTTCTAACTTGTCTAGTTTCATGTGGACTTCTTGGCTGCGCCCAAACCCTTGGACTTCGACTAGATAGTTTTCGGTGAGGTAGTCGGGTGTGTAGCAGATGTGGCGGGGCACATTGTGTAGGGGGAATGGGGGACGGTTCAGTCCGTAGCGTGCGTAGGGCCACGGTGTGACCTCTTCAAATTTGCCTTCGGCTAGGTCACCCATTTTGTTGAGGCGTTGAGAGAACTCTAGTTCTTTGAACGTCACGTTTTTTCTGCCTGTAACCAAACTACATCTCTGTCATTCGCTATGACTCCTGCTTTCTGTAAACCATCGGCAGCGAGTTTGACGTAGTTATCTAGGTCGCCTCTCAGCTTGGGTTTCTCCCAATCTGGAAGCGACGTAATTTTGACGTAAGTACTTTCGTTGGTGAAATGTAGTTCAAGTTTTATGGGACCCTCGAACACGGGATGATCGTCGCCTACAGCTTCAACGATCCGATCTTCTGCTTCGACGGTTTCTTTAGGTGTGTATGCCCTGCCGCTGCGTGTCATTCGGGGGCGACCCTTTGTGCGGGGTCGTCCTTCTATAACAATTTCATACGGTGCGGCTGGCTTTGTGTTGGGCGTCGTCAACGAGTCGTTGCATTTGTCGGTCCCCATCTCGCCTCCCCATAAATTTTGGGCCTTCGTCGTACCATTGTCCTAGACGGGAGTCTAGGTCGTTGGTCCATGAGACTACATCGCCACGGTCGAACCCTAGCTCGAACATGGCTCTGGCGAATCTGTTGAGGAATCCGTGTCGTCCGTGTCCTGCTCCGTGTTGTTTGTAATATTCGACGGGGCCGTTGCGGTACATCATTAGTGCCAGTCCTCGTAGGCGTGAACCATCTATACGCATGAGTGGTTCTTTGCTGTAGTCCCTGGGTGGGGGTAGGTCTGGTTGGGGGTCTTGGTATAGTTCTGCTGCCCGTTCTAGTTCTTCTAGGGGTGTGCGTTCTGCTTCGGCTCCGATGATGAAGTCCCAGATGTTGAGTGGTTCTCCGTCTGGACTAATTACTATTTGTCGTCCTTCGGGTCGTTGTCCTCCGTAGGGGAGTCGCATGTAGTTTCCTGGTGGGCCGTCTAACCAGTCTGATTTGGGGTATACGGCGTCGTAGTCTCCTCCTGCGAGTTGCATTACGGCTCGTAATGCTTTCCGCATGACGGTGATGGGTGTCCATTGTTCAGCGAATACCCATACGTGGTATCCCTTGCTTCGGGATCGTTCTAGCCATGCAGTTATTCCGAGTGCTTCAAATAGTTTGATTGCGTTTTTGGCGATGATTTCTGATTCGTCGTCGCCTTCGTCTATGTCGATTGCACCCCATTTGCATGTCCATAGTTCTCGTTGCATGTCATGGTAGACGGGTCGCGCATCTAGGTCTGTTGTGGACTGTACGAACCCTGCTGGCCCTGTGTGCTGTTTGAGGGGGTCATAGACCATCGGATAGATCCCGATCATCTCAGAGCCGTCTAGGTGCCTCTCAAGGGATTCTGTAGATACGGGTACCCATCGGCACCCGCCAGAGTCGGTGCCGTGCGCATACGGGAAACCCTCGAACACGTTCCCAAAGACTTTTGCGGCGTCGCTATCCATCGAATGTCCCTTGTTCCCAAGCGATTCCTGGTTCTAGGATACGTCCACTGCCGTCTATGGTGAGGTTTACCTCAGCTTTTTCCCCATCCCCTGCCTTGTTTTTCCACAGGCCAGCGGAAACTTCGTCCTCATAATAGGCCCGAGTTTCCTCATCCAAATTCGTGTCATCCCAACGACGCCACGTTTCAATTAAGAAATGGCTTTCACTTGTGGATGCGTACCTGCCTGCCTCCAAACCACCAGCTTTGCCACGGTTCCCCGTGCCTCTACCTGATTGGTGGATGATGACACCCACCAACCTCCAGTCTGATACCAGTTGTTTGAATGATTCAATCTTGGCTTGGACGCTGGCTGCGTCCCCCGATTCTCCTCCTCTGATCAGTTCAAGGAAATCGTAAACCAAAACTTCTGGCCGCTGACCTCCCCACAAAGTGGTGGATGCGATGCGTAACGCTTTGTCTAAGTCGTCCACGCTCATACCTGTGGACTCGAAATGCAAATTGGTTTCGTCTTGCATGATTTGTTCGACCCGTTCCCACGCCTTGGGATCTTCGCGGATCAGCCGAGTGATCCATTCTTTCTGGTCATACTCCAAACGAATAGACGAGTACCGTCCCCAAAACATTGTTTCGGTTTCATCAGGACTAACCCACAAGGTGCGATGGTTGCGGTTCTTGGCAACCATGTTCATTGCCAGCAACGTTTTTCCTGTATGCGATCTACCTATCAAGGTCACTAACTGCCCTGGTCTGGCTCCTCCAAGTGTGGCCTCATCAAAAGACCTAATCCCAAAGCTCCATTCATTACCAGCACGTAGGTCATGCCGCATACGACGAACTTGTTCGCCTTTAGAAGTAAATAGTCTGCGCAGATCTTCGGGGGAAACCCCTTCGACCATAGGTGGTTCAGTTTCGGGAGGAGCGGGTGCGACCGCAGGAGTCGCCCCCGCCACAAGTTTCCTTGCTTCCTCCAAACTGATTTCTTCAGCCACTAATCCCAGCTAGCCAACCCTGCGGGTCCACTGGCTCAGGACGCTCAGGCCACGACCATGCGGTGTTCTTCTGTAGTCCAGCGAAGTAACCACTCTTGCTTGCAAGAGGATGGTTACCGTCGCCTTGACCAACAAAGGCTTGCCCATCTTCACCGACAGACAATCCCTTCTTTAGCTTGAAATCACCTAGTCCGCACTTTCCTGTTTTCGTTTGCGGAATGTCTTTACCTCGCATCGAATCTGCCCAATAGTCCCCAGGAAACTGACGAACCCCAGTTTGAAACAGCTTACGGATTGCCTGATTGTCCATAAACGCAGAATCTTTGGACGCATACACAACACCAGCGTTCTTCTCAGCCATAAATATTTTGTGCACTCCGTTGTAGTCATCATCATCTAGGTACAAGCTCTGCCTACGTGGACCTGACTCCGTGAATGCCTGATTCACTTTCGCTACAGCTTGAGCTTCTACCTGTACCGCTACTGCTACTGGAGTAAGTGATCCTAATTGGGTTTTGACATCCCCAAGAACATTCGCTAATACCTTGGCTGTTTCATCCAAGGTATCAAGAACATTCTCGTTGGGATCTATCGTGCCTGCTGCGACCTGTGCTGCTGTCAACTCGACAGCACCTTTCAGGATCACTTGGGCTTCTATGCTTTCCCGCTCATGCGGTTCCATTGGTTTCCATGCCATATCAGTTTGCGCCTTCCATTGTTGCGCCTTTGCACCGTGCCCACGCTGGGCACCATTTCTCGGAGCACCACCAACCATCGTCACCAAGCGGGTACGTTCCCACTTGCTGTTCCACGATGCGGCATAACCCCAAGACCTTTTGACGTAACCATTCACTATGGTTTTTGTCTCGAACTATATCCATGCGACCAACCCCTTTAGGGTGCATGATCGCATAAGAGAAATTAGAAATGTCTTTTGCCCAACAGTAGGCCATTGACTGAACATCCCATCTTTCGTACTGCCATTTCTCCCTGCTGTAGTCACGGCCAGGGAACTTCCAATCCCACAGCCTGTCCTCTTCTACTAGGTCAATCGTCCCTGAGAAGTTGACGATCCTGCTGTCATCTTCATGGAAAGGTAAATTGAAATATTCTTCGACTGCTACTGGCTTTAGGCCAGGCAGAACTTCGGTGCGCCACGACTCGATCTTACGTAGCCCCGCTGCGTAAGCGCTCTCACCTGAATAACTGTTCCACACCTCTATGGTGGGGAGTAGCTCCTCCCAGTGCATCTCAAATGCGTCAACCATGTCTTGCTCAGTCATCTCTCCTCCCCCTATGCGGGTGTTGAGAGCGTCCTCTGCGACTGCGTGACAGGCAGTACCCAGTGTGGCGGCGTCTTTTGTTTCTTCGCTTACAAGTCCAAAGATAGTGTTTCGGAATCTTTCTAAGCACATATCGGCGGTCTTGATGGACGATTGGCGAACCCAATCGTGGACCCATCGACCGTCGCTGTCTCTGTGTAGTGGATATTTCTTCATACATCTAGTCTCTCAGGAGGGTGTGACACTGAGTTGGTACTGAGTATCCCCCAATCACCTTCCATGATTGGGGGGCACTGAGTAATTACTGAGTATAGCGAACACCTGTCTCGCGCGCAACCAACGCTACAGACGTTCGGTGTCTCACCTCGTTTCTCGCGCCTTCAAAATTTGTTCTCTAGTGAAAGCATCGTGCTCCACTAGCGGATTGTCTCGACGCACCCCGCCACGGGGTTTACGTTCTTTCTTGTACTTAGACCAAGCATTCTGGCAACCCTCACATCTACACCCGTTGCTGTAATGGTTGCGGGAGGGTTCACCTTTGCAACTATGCCGTCTTCTTCTTGGTGTTCTTGTTTGTCCGTAATTTAATTTCGGCAAGTTCTTTCTCCAGTTCAGCGATTCTTAAATTTTTTTCAAATATTATGACTGAGTGCATCCGAGTGTCTGCTCGGTGAACCGATCTACTTTTAAGTTCTAAATGGTTTATGTTGCAACACGGTTTCTTATGACAAAGATGGTCAACTTCTTCTCCATCCTCAATTAAACCGTTGTGGTAAATCCACATCATCCGATGTACCAGCATGTTGCTGCGATAGTTCTCAGCTTTACCACAGGCTTCATTGACTACTCTGCTACTCACGATGCCGTATCCTCTTTGGATACGGCTTCGTTCCCAAATGATACACGGCGTGTAGTAACCAAGATTTTGGATAGTGACGTACTTATTTGCGGGATTCATGTAATGCTCTACACGCTGCTCAAACGTCATCCCTAGTTGTAGGTTCAAAAAAATATCTGTACGAGGGTTACCGTATTTAATGAATCGTGTAGCGTGCCCAGCACACAGCGCTATGCGCCCGTCCACGGACCCTGGCCCATCCCACTCTTTGCTTGTCTTTCTACTTCTGACGCAAACGGTACCGTCAGGCATGATGGCCCAACACCCTTGGTCCCTGTAACGCTTGATGCGGTCAGGCCAAGAGGTGTCGGTGTACCCTCGCTTGTCTGCGTAGGGTTTGAATTCGGTCATGGCTTATATCTTCCACAGGTCCATAAATTCCATTTAGCTTTTGTGTGTTCAATAATGTGAGCAGCGAACCTCGTTGACTGCTCAACCTCATAACGTTTATGCCAGTGTTCCTTGAACACCTTCCCCCACGTAGGCTCATGGATTTGAAACAACCCATGCGAACCCTCGGGGTGATAGGCACGGGGATTGTGTAGTGACTCGCACCACGCAATCCCCAGCGCCCTCGGGCAGTCGTCTACGAAGTATTCGCATACAACTGCGGGGATCTCTGCGTTCGGTGGCTCATCGCTCACCGACGCAAAGTCAAGGATGGCCCAAATAGCCAACCAAATATTCATTACCGATCGTCCATGCTTCGGACTTCCCAGTGGTCCACCATGATGGCCCAAATCGCACTTAGCGTTTTGAGTTGCTTGAACTGAAAGCCACCAGCGTGCATACGTTCGGTCATGTGTGACTTGTAGTCCACATAATCCAGTCCGTCAGCCTTGCTTGCCATGTACCCAACCCAAACGGCCTTCGGAACACGAACCCGAACCTGGTAATCCCGTTCAGGTGTAAACACAGCTTCCACATGGGGATCTATGCCCACATGCCGACAAAAGCGAGCTATCGACATTTCGTCACGACTACGCACAGCCAACACCGTTGGATCATCTCTATCTACGACGGTCGAAAAGAAACCGTCCTCATTGAATACCCACATTTGTAACCTCCTATGGTTTGTGGATTTGTTTATCTCAGGTGCATCACACCCTCACTTTGTGAGGGGTGTGATACACCGAGGAAGTGCGTTGATAACCCAGACGCACCCCTGGAGGGGGGGAACCGAGGAGGGAGGTATACCGTTAGGTATCACCTGGCCCCCCTCGATCATCCTACCTTAGGCACCCACCAACAACTGCTCACGGAGATACTCCTCCGCAGCGTCAGCTATAGGTGTCTTACGATCCAAGACTTTCTCAAATCCGTTCTGCTTCGCAGCAGTCGTGGACTTAAAGCCTTGGTTGATTCGGTGCTGTTCCGCACCCTGAAAGGCATTGTAAGCGAGCCATCCATTACCCCAGTCACCATTAGTTTCATCTGACCAAGCGTGGAGAATCGCAGCACGTTTCGCATCTACAGTGTTCTTAGATTTGGTTGCCGCATCCTCTTCTGCCTCAGGCAGAACAGCATTCAGCATCCGATAGAACGCAACGTCACTAACCGCCGAGCTAGACAACTGGCGTGCAAAGGTGACAAGACTGTCACTATTGACCTTACTTGCCTCCAACAGCGCTGACCTAAGGGTCAACAGATCATCGTGATTCTTAGTTGACTTAACTTGGATCAGTCCTTTGGACAGATCAAGCATGTTAAGACAGCTAACACGATTGCCTACGGCGTTGATGGTTGTCTTAGCTTGCCCATTTAAGGACGAGCTAGTAATCAGAACAGGTAGGATATTGTCACCGTTGATTACTTCAACAGGATCACCTATCTGTTGGGTGATAGCGATACGCTCACCCCGACCGAACACAGTTATGTCGGTGCAACTGTTAGGAAACATAGTTTCCACAGTCTCAAACACATGCTTGTATCCATTACGTTGCGGGTAACGACCCGAATGTAACCCAAGCTCGATAGATGGAACACTGTCAACACGTAACACATACATGTTGAGTGCATCACCTCTCTTGTTGCCCTTGAGATAACCAGGGGTAACTTTCTCACCCGTAATTGGGCATGTGTATTCGGAGGGCACGTATTCCACAGGGAAATCCGCACCTACCTCGGATGCAACGTCTACGACGTTGCGTCCGTGTTCGTCTACCTCTTTGGTCAAAAAGTCGTGACCTTGGTGGTAGTTAATCATTTCTATTGTCATGTAAACACACCTCCATGTGTATTTGTTAATTGTTTTTATTATACCAGATGGGTGAGACACCCATTCAGCATCGTGGGGTGTGGCGAGTTGCACGCCGACACCTAAGTGTCCTACTCACCCCTAAATCACTTGCCCAGATTGACCTCAGTTTCTCAACAATAGTTTCGCAGAAACTCCTCGTCGCCCCTTCGACTGCCAGTGTTATTCATTAACAGCCCACAGCAACTAGCCATGTAAGCGATATGTTATTTAACTTAGCTTTCAATTACGAAACCAAATTCGTTTTCGAACTGACGTTCAAACGCATCAGCTAGTTCCGTAAACTTGCTTGCTATGCAACGCATTTCTACGCACCATTGAGCAAGAAACATCGGGTCATCACGACCCGTGACCTGAGATGCCGCTTCACCCTGGAACTGATCTAAAAGATCACCCAAGGACTCACCGAACATATCAACGTCATGGGGGTTATTAACCCCGTCCATGTAATATGATTCCATTCGGGTACCTCCTACCCATTCTCTTGTTGTGGGGGTTTCTCTCCCCTCAAACTAGAGGGGGAGAGAAACACCCAACTGCCTCAGTCTCCCAAGGCGTTAGTGCGGATCTCCGCAACTTGACCAACCCGACATTCATAATTGTCGGCAGTCCAAGCATCATTATGCCCATGATTCAAGCACTGAATCACGCTCAGAACTGTGTGCAGGTCCAGTTCCGTACCATCGACTGTAAGCGTGACCTGTGGGTCCAGCCATTCAATGTACGTTTTTGCACTAAACACGTTGATACGAGTACGGGTTCCTGTTCGATTATTCCGATCAAGTTCCCATTCAGTATCATCCCCGTATTGCGGAGCGTGCTGAACTCGTATGGGTTCTGTGTTCGTTTCCATGAATCAACCTCCATGATTGATTGTTTGTTTGTTAGTGGGAGTATTTAACCCCTCATAAATGAGGGGGTTAAATACACCCAACACCTTCAGTCGGCGTCCCGTTCAGCCACAAAAGCCTCACGGTGAGCAGACTCAGCATGAGCTTGCAAGTTGTCACGCATTTGTGTGACCGTGCTTGCCCAATCGCCTACGGATTGTCCGCCAGCAAGAGAGATCTCGCAAACGAGGTCCGTTAGGACTTGCGCCAGTTTCCACGGGTCAGCCGTTTCAAGGGCTTTCTCGTAGAGATCCTGACTGTGAGTTGTAATTTCCATCCGATTTCCTCCATCGGTTGTTGTGGGAGTATTTAACCCCTCATAAATGAGGGGGTTAAATACATCCCAAGTTTCACTTCCGCTCTGATTCCAACAGAGCTTGCCAATACTCGGTACCCCGAGCACGTTGCCGTGCCCAGTACCACTGACTCAGGTCATACAGACCCCAAGTCAGCAGCACAGGCACAGACACGAACATGATCCCTGTAAGCGTCATACTCACGCATCCACCTCTTCCAGATCCTCTATCCAGGCAGAACCGACCTCTCTGAGATCGACACGCCATAGGGAACCTATGTCACTGAACATCACAAGTGCCGCAACGTTGTGCTCTTCAATGGCTATGCCATAAAGCTCTTGCATCATATCCATGATGGCCTCGCCAACAAACAACTCGGGTCGCAACTCTAACCCAGTCACATCACTCACAGGCCAAGACTGCCGAGCCTTATCCATGCCACCCTGAGCAGCATCACGAGCCATGTTATACAGGCCTTCGTCATTACGCAGATGCAAATTAAAACACCACGTCTCACGGTTGACCCAACCGTTGTAATCTTCATTTGTCATTATCGGACCTCCATCCGTTCCTTGGTTCTTCTTTCTTTGAACCCCTCAAACGAAGAGGGGGTTCAAAGAAAGAGAACCATTGTATTCCAATCTAAGAGATTGGGGCAGACCCACCACCTCAGTGGTGGGTCCAACTCAACCGCTAGATTACAGCCACTCCAACGGATCGCCATCAGCGATCTCGTCATAATCCATGCCTGTCATGTCCGACACGGCATCCCAGAACGTATCCTCGTCCAAGAATCCCTGCGAATCGACACGATCCCAGTCAATGTGATTTTCAATCATGCTCCAAACCTCCATTTGGATTGTTGTGGGAGTTTCTCTCCCCTCAAACTAGAGGGGGAGAGAAACACCCAACTACTTACACTTGCTCCGTCAGAATCCAAGTCGAACGGACATCATACTTAGACTCAAACACGCCAGCCTCAATCAACTCATTACCTAGTTGATACCGAGTGCGACGTTGTAGGAC